CATGCAGCCGATGACCTGGGGTTAACCAGTGATCCGCAATTCCATACAGGCCGTCAGGAGTTGATTAATAACGGTCTTGCTGAATGGCGGAATAATGAGGCCAACAAACCTAAGGCGAAGGGTGGTAAAACCGAAGGCGAGAAAACCGAGGATGTGTATAAGCGCCTTATCAAGCAGCAAAAAGAGCAGATTGCCCTGCAAGGCCAGAATACTGAACTGGCGAAGGTTAAATACCAGGTCAGCCAGGGCGAGCTTGCTTCTCTGACAGAAGCCCAGAAAAAGACGGTATTGCAGAATGCTACGCTGATTGACCAGGTTAAATTACGTGAGCAACTGCGAAATTACGAAGCCAACCTTGCCGACAGTAACGCCAGCGCCCGCGCAGCCAATGAAGCGCAACTGCTGGGATACGGGCAGGGAACCAGGTTCCGTGAAAGACTTCAGGAGCAGTTCAATCTGCGTAAGGAGTTTGAGCAGAAGAATACCGATCTTCTCCGCCAGCGTCAGGCTGGTGAAATCGACGAGACGTTCTATCAGCAGGGGCTGACACTTAATAAGCGCTACCTCGAAGAGCGCCTGCGCGACCAGGGGGGATATTACGCAGCTTCTGATGCGCAGCGTGACGACTGGATGACGGGACTGTCTGAGGGTTATGCGAACTGGGTGGACGAAGCTACTGATTATTCTTCCATGGCCGCTGACGGCATGAAGCAGGCTATGGGTGGCGCGGTCACCACGATCACCGACATGCTCAATGGCAACGTTGACAGCTGGAAGGACTGGGGCGTGAGCGTACTGAAGATTATTCAGAACGTTCTGGTGAACATGGCTGTTGCTAATGGCGTCAGCTCAATTGGATCACTGTTCAGTTTTGGTGCCTCGTCAGCCGCAACCGCCAGCAGCGGTACCGCTATTCAGAATGCTGGCGCGAACTTCACATTTAATGCGAAGGGTAACGTTTACGACTCTCCGTCCCTGAGCGCTTACAGCAATGGCGTTTTCCAGACGCCTCAGCTGTTTGCTTTTGCCAAAGGCGCAGGGATTTTCGGCGAGGCAGGTCCTGAAGCAATCATGCCGCTGACTCGCGCACCGGATGGTTCACTCGGTGTTCGTGCGGTCGGCGCTGGTGGTGGTCAGTCTGTATCTTCGGCGCCACAGGTTTATATCACCATCGATGGCAACGGAAATACCTCCACGCAGACTTCACCCGGCCTTGAGCAATTTGGTGCTGATGTCGGTAAATATGTTGATCAGCGATATAAGCAGAACATCATGCGAGATATTCGCCCTGGCGGTGACATCTGGAACGCAATGAAAGGAACCCGATAAAAATGGCTATCGAAACTTTCACCTGGTGCCCACGAATTAACGCTGAGGCAGATATAAATTTCCGCGTCAGGAAAGCACAGTTTGGTGATGGATATGAGCAGGTTTCAGGGGATGGATTGAATACCAGAACCCAGCAGTGGACGCTCAACTTTACTGGCAACGAAACCTACATTTCCGCCATTAAATCTTTTCTCGACAGGCATGAAGGGACGAAAGCCTTTCAGTGGAAGCCACCGCTCGAACCTTTGGGTTTGTATCGTTGCGAAACATATAAACCCACCGGGCTCGGCGCGGGGAAATTCAACCTTGAAGCAACATTCATCCAGGCATTTAAACCATGAGCTTAAACGCAGACTATCAGAAGCTGGAATCAGGGAACGACGTTCGCCTGATTGAGGTGGACGGTTCTTCTTTTGGACTGACGGACGTTCTCCGGTTTCACAATTACAACATTCCCCACACCGAAGCGGAAATAGTTGCCGCTGGCGGGGATGAGGCCAAGCTCCCGGCGAAACCAATCTGGTGGCAGGGTAATGAATATTCCGCCTGGCCGTATCAGCTGGAAGGGCTGGAGAAATCGACCAGTGGCAGCAATGCGACGCCATCTCTGACGGTCGCGAACATTGAAAGCTCTATTTCTGCCCTGTGTCTTGCGTACGACGATTTGCTACAGGCTAAGGTCACTATTCACGACACAAAGGCAAAATATCTCGACGCGAAAAACTTCGCAGGCGGTAACCCTACAGCAGATCCGACTCAGGAGAAACTTCAGGTCTGGTATATCGACGGGAAAACGACCGAGCTTGCTGGCGAAACCATCGAGTTTGTACTGTCCAGCCCTATGGATCTTCAGGGACAAATGATCCCGACGCGGCAGCTTCATTCCTTGTGTACATGGTGCATTCGTAATAAGTACCGCACCGGCGATGGCTGCGACTATGCCGGTACGCGCTATTTCGACAAAAACAACAACCCGGTAAGCGATCCGTCACTGGATGAATGCAACGGCACGCTGACGGCCTGCAAACTTCGGTTCGGTGAAAGCAACGAACTCTCGTTTGGTGGGTTCCCGGGTACGTCGCTGATCAGGAGCTGATATGCGTCAGAAAACCATTGATGCGATTATGGCGCATGCCGCCGCTGAATATCCTCGTGAGTGCTGTGGTGTGGTGGCGCAGAAAAGCCGCGTTGAACGTTATTTTCCTTGCCGGAATCTTGCCGCGGCGCCGGAGGACAATTTTGTCCTTTGCCCGGAAGATTACGCATCTGCTGAGGACTGGGGTACGGTGATCGCCATCGTTCATAGCCACCCTGACGCCACGACGCAGCCGAGCGAACTGGATAAAGCGCAATGTGACGCAACGCTTTTACCCTGGCATATCGTGAGCTGGCCCGAGGGGGATTTACGCACCATTCAGCCGCGCGGAGAGTTGCCACTGCTGGAGCGTCCGTTTGTGCTTGGTCACTTTGACTGCTGGGGGCTGGTGATGAGCTATTTCCGGCAAACGCATGGTATCGAACTCCACGATTACCGGGTTGATTATCCCTGGTGGGAAAACGAATATCCGGAAAACTTCTATCAGGATTGCTGGTACGAGTGCGGATTCCGTGAATTCGACGGGCCGCCGAAACCTGGCGATATGGTGATCATGCAGGTGCAGGCTGATAAGTGGAACCACGCGGGTATACTGCTGGAGGGCAATATGCTGCTGCACCATCTGTACGGTCACCTGAGTCAGCGCGTGCCGTATGGCGGTTACTGGCAGGAACGAACGATGAAGATTCTACGTTACAAATCTCTGTGCTAACCTTTTGTAAAACCAAAGGGGATAGGGATATGAAAAAAGCATTATTGGCACTTTCTTTATTAATGGTTGGTTGTTCAACAAGCGTAACCCCTCCAAGCGAAGCTTCGTTTGCACCATCTGACAGAACTTTTAAATTTCAGCAATCGGATTCTAACCAGTCTATTACTGTTGTTAGAGATAGTGGGTTTATAGGCGGTGGATGTTTTGCATCCGTTTATATAGATGGACAGTTGTCTGCAAAGTTAGAGCCTAAAGAAAAAGTAAGGTTTTATTTATCCAAGGGTGAACATGCAGTAGGAGCCGCCTTGGAGGGGAGGGGGTTATGTGGCGCAAACGAAGCAAGACAAGAGCGCTACATAAACTTAGGCGATGGAGAAAATAAGTATGTGCGAATTTTCATTGATGAGGGTGGGGACTTGGATATAAGGCCGACGACCTTAAAATAGACGCCATATAAATAAAAACCATTCAAAACCTGCTTTGGCAGGTTTTTTTATAAGGTGAAAAAATGTCAGAGGTTATGTCTCGAATTGAACTTGGTGGGCCATTAGGGAAAACCTTTGGGAAAATCCATCATAGGTTAATTTCTAAAGTAAGTGAAGCTGGCGTTGCTCTCGCAAAAACTATACCGGGGTTTGAGAGCTATATGATTAATAGTAATCGCCGAGGGCTTACTTTTGCTGTTTTTAAAGGTAAGAAGAATATTGGTGTTGATGATCTAGGCTTCCCCGTAACAGGAGAAGTTATCCGAATAGTTCCCGTTGTTATCGGCAGTAAAAGGTCTGGTTTGTTACAAACTATCCTTGGTGCCGTAATTGTAGCTGCTTCCGCAGTAGGAAGTTATTTTGCGCCAGGTAACCCCTTTTCAGCCTTCGGGTATAAATTTGGTGCAGCTATGATTGCTGGTGGAGTTGTCCAGATGCTTTCGCCTCAACCCGGGGGCTTGGCCAGTAAACAAAGCGCAGATAACCGTGCATCGTATGCGTTTGGCGGGGTGACAAATACCGCCGCACAGGATTACCCGGTTCCGCTCCTTTACGGCCGCCGGCGAATCGGCGGGGCAATTATTTCCGCCGGGATTTATGTCGAGGATCAGCAGTAAAAATAAACCTTTCATTCAGGCCACCTTCGGGTGGCTTTTTTTATGGGCGCAATATGGCAACTGCAACCGCAATAAGGGGCCGCAAGGGTGGCGGCTCTAAATCTCGCACGCCTACTGAACAGCCTGACGATCTCCAGTCTGTTGCAAAGGCAAAAATATTAATCGCGCTGGGGGAAGGTGAGTTCTCAGGACAGTTAACCGGTAAAGACATTTATCTTGATGGTACCGCTATTGAGAATGCTGACGGCTCCCAGAACTTCAGCGGTGTTACCTGGGAGTTTCGTCCCGGCACCCAAGCGCAGAAATACATTCAGGGTATCCCCGGCACCGAAAACGAAATCAGCGTGGGGACTGAAGTTTCCAGTGCTACCGCCTGGACCCGTACGTTTACCAATACCCAGCTTTCTGCCGTTCGTGTACGCCTGAAGTGGCCTTCACTTTACCAGCAGGAAGACGACAGCGATCTGGTCGGCTATTCGGTTAAATATGCGATTGACCTGCAGACCGACGGCGGCGCCTGGCAGACGGTACTGAATACCAGCGTAACCGGTAAAACCACATCCGGTTATGAGCGCAGCCACCGTATCGATCTCCCGCAGGCCGGCAGCACCTGGACGCTTCGTCTGCGTAAAATCACCGCTGACGCGAACAGCGCGAAGATCGGCGACACGATGACGCTGCAGAGCTTCACCGAGGTGATTGACGCCAAGCTGCGCTATCCGAACACCGCGCTGCTGTACATCGAATTCGACTCAAGCCAGTTCAATGGCTCTATTCCCCAGATTTCATGCGAACCGCGCGGCCGCGTTATCCGCGTGCCGGATACCTACGATCCGGAAACACGAACCTACAGCGGGACCTGGACGGGGGCGTTTAAGTGGGCATGGACTGATAACCCGGCATGGATTTTTTACGACCTGGTGGTGACCGACCGCTTCGGGCTGGGTGATCGCCTGACGGCGGCGAATATCGATAAATGGACGCTCTATCAGGTGGCGCAGTACTGCGATCAGATGGTGCCGGACGGTAAAGGCGGCAGCGGTACCGAGCCCCGATATACCTGTAACGTCTATGTTCAGGAACGGAACGATGCTTACACCGTTCTGCGTGATTTTGCTGCCATATTCCGGGGCATGACCTACTGGGGCGGTGATCAGATTGTTGCGCTGGCGGATATGCCGCGGGATGTGGATTACAGCTATACGCGCGCCAACGTTATCGACGGCCGATTTACCTACGCAAGCAGCACCACGAAAAGCCGCTACACCACAGCGCTGGTTTCATGGTCAGATCCGGGTAACGCTTATGCCGACGCGATGGAGCCGGTATTTGAGCAGGCGCTGGTGGCGCGGTACGGCTTCAATCAACTGGAAATGACAGCCATCGGCTGCACCCGGCAATCTGAGGCGAACCGTAAGGGGCGCTGGGGCATTCTCACCAACAACAAGGATCGTGTCGTTTCTTTCGATGTCGGCCTGGACGGGAACATCCCGCAGCCGGGTTATATCATCGCCGTGGCAGACGAGATGCTCTCCGGCAAGGTTATGGGCGGCCGCATCAGCGCCGTTAACGGTCGCGTTATCAAACTTGACCGCGTGGCAGATGCAGCGGCAGGGGATCGCCTTATTCTCAACCTTCCCTCCGGAGCGTCACAGAGCAGGACCATTCAGGCGGTTAACGGGGAATCGGTCACAGTCACCACCGCGTACAGTGAGACGCCTCAGGCCGAAGCTGTCTGGGTGGTTGAGTCAAACGAACTCTATGCGCAGCAGTATCGTGTTGTGAGTGTCGCTGATAACGATGATGGCACTTTCACCATTACCGGTGCATGGCACGATCCGGATAAATATGCCCGAATCGATACCGGAGCCATCATTGACCAGCGGCCGGTGAGCGTGATCCCGCCGGGCAACCAGTCGCCGCCTGCGAACATCGTGATCAGCTCGTTTTCTGTGGTGCAGCAAAATATCAGCGTCGAAACGATGCGCGTGAGCTGGGACCAGGCGCAGAACGCTATCGCCTATGAAGCGCAATGGCGCCGCAACGACGGGAACTGGGTTAACGTGCCGCGCAGCTCCACAACGTCATTCGACGTACCGGGGATATATGCCGGGCGCTACCTGGTGCGCGTGCGCGCCATCAATGCCGCAGAAATTTCTTCCGGGTGGGGCTATTCAGAAGAGAAAACGCTGACCGGTAAAGTGGGCAATCCGCCGAAACCGGTCGGCTTCATCGCTTCTGATAATGTGGTTTTCGGTATCGAGCTGAGCTGGGGATTCCCGGCGAACACCGACGACACGCTGAAGACGGAAATTCAGTACAGCCTGACGGGTACCGAAGAGGATGCGATGCTGCTGGCCGATGTGCCTTATCCGCAGCGCAAGTATCAGCAGATGGGCCTTAAGGCAGGGCAAATTTTCTGGTACCGCGCGCAGCTGGTGGACCGCAGCGGCAACGAATCAGGGTACACAGAATGGGTGCGCGGGCAGGCAAGTATAGATGTTTCTGATGTCTCCAGTGTGATTTTGGAGGACATGAAGGAATCTCAGACGTTCAAAGACCTGATCGAGAGCGCAGTGGACAGAAATGAAAAAATTGCTGGTATGGCTGACGACATTAAACAGGCCAACGACGAACTGGCGCAACAGGCGCAGGAAATAGCAAAAAACGCCCAGGATATCGGGAAGGTTCAGACCAGCGTTACAAACCTGTCGAGCACGGTCGGAGGTGTGTCTTCTTCTCTGAGCGAGCTTGAGCAGACCGTTGCGACGGCTGATACCGCGCTGGGCCAGCGAATCGACAGCATCAGTGTGTCTATGGACGGCATGGCGGGGGGAGTGAAGAACTCAGCCATCGCGATTATTCAGGGCAACCTGGCGCAGGTGGCCGCGCGCAAAACGCTGTCGGCATCGGTCGCCGGTAACAGCGCGCAGCTGGATCGCATTGATGAGGTGATCGTCAACGAGAAGGAGGCAACGGCGCGTTCGCTGCTGAGTGTGCAGGCGGAAGTCAACGGGAACAAGGCATCCATCAACAGCCTGAACCAGACGTTTTCCAATTATCAGCAGGCCACGGCCACGCAGATAAACGGCATTACGGCGACCATCAACGGGCACACTTCAGCGATCACCACCAACGCGCAGGCCATTGCGAACGTCAACGGCGACCTGAATGCGATGTACAGCATCAAGGTCGCTGTTGATTCTAATGGTAATCAGTATGCAGCAGGGATGGGGGTTGGTGTTCAGAATACGCCATCTGGAATGCAGTCGCAGGTGCTCTTCCTGGCAGACCGCTTCGCTGTGATGACTCAGGCTGGCGGTACAGTTACGCTGCCATTTGTGATCCAGAACGGACAGACCTTCATCAGGGATACGTTCATCAAGGACGGTACCATCAGCAATACCAAAATAGGAAACTACATTCAGTCTTCAACATGGGACGGCACCGGAAATGTTGGCTGGCACATCAACAAGTCTGGCTACGCGACGTTCAATAATGTGACCGTTCGTGGCTCCATTTATGCAACCAACGGTAATTTTTCATTTAACGGGTCCGGTAATACCACAGTCATTAATGGCAACGGCGTCACCATCAATATTCCGGGTGGTGGCCGGATCGTACTTGGGACATGGTGATAATATGCCGACAGGGTTATTGATAGAGCTGAACGACGGCGGGAAACCTATGGAGATAACGGCGGGGCTGAGATGCCCGTCATTTGGAGCAAGTTTTGACAGTGGATATCAGAAAGCCAAGTACGCGGATATTTCCGGTTATGTATCCGGTTCGCAGGTGTTGTTTATCCCCCACGCGACGGCTTATCTTGATTCAGGGCTGCTTCATAAAATGAACTCGGTTACCATATCGGGAGCGCGAGTCACGCAGAACTCAACGATGAGAGACAACAGTATCAGCGAACGAGAAAGCACGTACACGTTTCCCGGAAGCCTCTGGCAGATATTTCCGACAGGTCAGCGAAGCGGGGTGGGCCTGCTTATCAGCGACAGTACTGACTTCACCTCGATAACCAATGCCACGCAGTCAGGGCAGTGTATCTGGAAGGGTACCGTTAATGTTCCGACCGGGGGGTGGGCGGTTCCCACGATAGCAGGATACGACAAGTCGAAGTATGTCGTTTTCGGGCGCTGTAACAGCGGTAATACAATTGACTTCGACGGTAACACAGTCAGGTTTTTCAGCCCTCCGACAACAAATGATGACGCTCCTGCAACCGGCACGATAGACATCGCTATCTTCGCCAGTGGCATAGCGCCGCAGCCTGGCACCGGCCTTAATATTTTCAATGCTGCAGGGGCCTGTACCTTTTCAACCACAAAACGACCTTTCGTATACCTCAATCAACTCTGGTCGCCTTCTAAAAGCGCTGTGAACATAGGCAGCGGGTATGTTCCGCTGGGCAGGTTTGGGTTAATGACCCATGAGGTTAACGGGGTATATGTGTATCGAATGTTCGGTATAAAAATTCAGAATGGTTACGCTTCAGTTCAGGGGGGCAAGTATCTCGGGCGCGAACAATATGCCATTTTTGGTAATGACACGGTAACGCCCCTCAATCTTCCCGTTCTTCCCGATATGTACGTCTGAAAAATATCACCCTTTAAATGCACCCTCGCTCCGGCGGGGTTTTTTATTGCCTGGAGAAAATATGCTTTATAACACTGGCACCATCGACATTAACGGAAATACAGCCACCGGCACCGGTACGAACTGGACGGTGCCAGCCAGCCAGATTCGGGTTGGCCAGACGTTGTTTGTTCTTTCTAACCCGGTACAGATGTTTCAGATCACCGCCATTAACAGTGCGACGTCATTGACGATTACACCCGCCGCGTCTCCGGCGCTGAGCGGCCAGAAGTACGGCATTCTTGTTACTGATAGTCTCTCGGTCGACGGCCTGGCGCAGAGCATGTCTCAGCTGATCAACGAGTACGACGAGAACATCGGCGCGTGGGAGACGTTCGCCACGACCTCAGCAAACCAGAATATCACCGTTACCATCAACGGCACCGCCGTAACTATCCCTGGCATTGGTAAACTGGCACAGAAAGGGAGCAACGGTGCGCTTGCTGTCGCAGACGGCGGAACCGGCGCAACGAATGATGCAGACGCTCGCACAAACCTCGGTTTGGGAAGCTCTGCAACAAAAAACACAGGAACAACGAGCGACAATGTCATGCAGCCCGGCATGTTTGGGCTTGGTCGTCCGGATGGGGCATTAATATTCAACACAACGAGCCAGGATGATCTTCTTACTGGATTGACAGGATATGGGCTTACAGTTCTTCGAAATAATGCACAGATACCAGAGCCATGGAATATATGGAACTATTCACCGACAATATTTGCCCGGACAGGTGATACGTATAGCCTTTTTTCAATGCCTTTTCAGTCATCTGGCAAAGTTCGTATTTTTGGTGGTGCAGCAGCAACTGGATGGAATCACAACAGGATATTATACGATGATAAAAACACAGTCGTGGATAGCAATGGCTTTATAAAGCAGGCATCCCCGGTCGTCAAAATCTTCACTGATGGTAAGTATGAAACTAACGACGAATCAGAAGGCGTCACGGTGACTCGTCTGGATGTCGGGCAATATCTTATTGAAGGCTGTAAAGCACTCAATTCAGACGCTGCCTGGGGCGGTATCGACGGAGGATTTGAAATCCCCACAGACAGGAATAAGCAACCGCTCATATGGCTGGATTATGAGGTTAGCGCGGATGGTTCTGTGCTGGTGAAAACCTACCACCGAACTCACCCTGATGCGCCAGCATTTGCCAGGAATGAGCGTGATGGATTGGCAGATGGTGAGCCGGTTGACATCCCGGCTCACCAGTTCGTCAGCGTTCGTGTAGAAATGCCAGTTGACAGCATCTGGAATCAGAAACAAACGGAAGAGGCTTTAAAGCAGGAACAGGGCTCGTAAAAAAAACGCCGCCATTTTTCGTAAGAATGAGCGGCGGTTGATTGCTCAGTGTTCATGCCCGAGCAAACTCTGTGAATATTACCCGAACAAGATTTATAGGCCAACCTGGCGAACAGTCGGGAACTCAGAAACCAGCCACATATCGGACTCTTCAAACATTTCCTCCAGCATGCGATTCAACTTTTCCCGATCGCTTTTGCTGGCATCACTATTCAGGCCGTTCGCCTGCATCGGCTTCACCTTCACTTCGGCATCAGGAAAAATCTGGTGCACCCGCTTCGTTAGTTCAGCCAGGATGATCTCTCGGGCCCATTGGAGCCCTTCAACATTTCGCTTGTCATAAACCAGTTCAACAAACATACCGATCCTCTTATAAGTGAAAACTGCCTGTGCTTGATCTGTTTTCGTGAAAATACTACTGTATATGCATACAGTCAATGAGCGAGTGAGGGTGCGTTTATGCCTCGTCAACCGAATATTCGTGCTGCTTTTATTGCGGCCATAGAGCTTAACCCAAAGGGCTACCGCTACCTGAGAACAGACCGCTTCATACAAAAGTTGCGTGGTTTTAACTGGCACTTTACCCGTGACGATGCAAACAAGTGGATAGAGCGCAACCAACCTGGTTTCGCTGATAAAACGACAGACGGTAGCGAAAACCGTTACTGGATCTTGCGTAACATGGGGAGGGTTCACTAATGGGATTTGCATCACCTGCGACTGATTACGTCGAGCGCCAGCTCACTCCCGAAATACTGTGTCACATGGGCGCTGATAGCAGGGTGCTCGAAACTGATATGGGGTTTGCGGTCATAGAGCCAGCAACGAAAAAGACGCCTGGAGATGTGTTGTTAATTTTGTGCGACGGCCACACACAATTTGCAAAACTCATGGGCAAGGCGCTCATTACGGATGATGGTGAAGCGATTGAGGGAGCAGCGCTTGAAGAAGTGGAAGTGCTGGGTAGGGTGACATTCTTCATCAATCGTGCATTAGATGATGATTGCCCTGCAATATAGATAAATTTCCCCATGCTTCACTGACGAATAACCAGCCATAAGCGGCTGGTTTTTTTTGTGTGGTTTTGGTCGGCACGATAGGATTTTTCCTCCATCGCATGATGGCCATCCTTAAAGCTCAAAGGAAGTTTATCATTATCACTTCTTCAAAATCGCATTCCCCAAAATAAAAGCTAAGCGAATGAAAAATATAGTGAAAATTAAGAATGAAAATGCAATAAAATCAGCCAGAAAAACATGGTTAACTGGCTGATTAATAACATTTAATTGGAGGTTGTAGAACTCTGCTTCTGGAACAGTTCCCGGAAGACCGGATAGATGTCATCCTGGTCACGAATGTGCTGCATCGCAAAGTTATCAAACATCGCTTGCAGATGCTCATACTCACGCCATAGCGTCTGGTGGGCGCGACGGGTAATTTCAATGTAGCTGTAGTAACGCACCACCGGCAGGATCTTCTTCGCCAGAATTTCATGACACAGCGGCGAGTCATCCGCCCAGTTATCGCCATCCGATGCCTGCGCGGCGTAGATGTTCCACTGCGCCGGATCGTAGCGCTCCTTCACTACCTCATCCATCAGCTTCAGGGCGCTCGACACGATGGTGCCACCGGTCTCCTGCGAGTAGAAGAACTCATGTTCATCCACCTCTTTCGCCTGAGTGTGATGGCGGATGTAGACCACCTCCACGTTCTTATACGTTCTGCTCAGGAACAGATAGAGCAGAATATAAAAACGCTTAGCCATATCCTTGGTGGCCTGATCCATTGAACCTGACACGTCCATCAGGCAGAACATCACCGCCTGGCTGGAAGGCTCAGGGCGTTTTTCGTAGTTCTTGTAGCGCAGGTCGAACGTGTCGATAAACGGCACCCGGTCGATCTTCGCCCGCAGTTCGGCAATCTCTTTTCGCAGGCGCTCCTCTTCCAGCAGTTGCGCCGGTTCCGTGTTTTCCACTACTTTCAGGCTGGTTTCCAGCTCGCGCAGTTCGCGCCGTTTGCCTGCCGTCATCGCCGTGCGTCGCGCCAGCGAGTTTTGCAGTGAACGCACCACGCTGATGTTGGCGGGCACCCCATTTGCGGTATAGCCCGCACGATGGGTTTTGTATTCGTTGAGTTGACGGTGCTGATTCTTTCTCAGATTCGGCAGGGCCAGATCCTCAAACAGCAGATCGAGATATTCGTCTTTTGAAATCTGGAAGACAAACTCATCCTGGCCTTCTCCGTCCTGGCTGGCTTGCCCCTGACCGCTGCCAGAACCGCCGCCTCCGCCTTGGGGACGCTCGATTCTGTCATTCTGGACGAAGTGGTCATTACCTGGGTGTACACGATGGCGAAGGCCGCCACGCCCCTGATGAAACATCGGTTCGCTGATGTCATCGTTGGGGATGGAGACGGATTCGCCGCTGTCGACGTCGGTCACCGAGCGTTTGTTGATGGCCTCGGAGATCGACTGTTTAATTTGCGCTTTATAACGGCGCAAGAAGCGCTGGCGATTCACCGTGCTCTTGTTTTTGCCGTTAAGACGCCGGTCAATAAACCAGGTCAT